AGGACGAGGAGACCAAAACTCAGAACCCGTGGTTTCTGAAATCGGCCAAGGTCATCGATGCCAAGATGCGCGGCCCGATGCCGGGCGATGCGCTGCTGCATATGCTGGAGAACAACGGCGTCAAGCCAGACGAAATCAAGTGGAGTGGCCTGGAGGATCTGCGCGGCGAGAAGCGCGTGACGCCGGATGAGGTGAAAGAGTACCTGGCCGTCAATGCGACCAAGATCAACGAGGTCGATAAGTCAGCAAAGACTAAAGGCCAAGACACCCGGTATGCGAGCTATGTTCTTCCTGGTGGAGAGAACTATCATGAGCTGCTTCTAAAATTACCTGATGTAGAACGGATACCACTTGGCAATCCTTCGTTTAGACAGGCATCGTTCCACGGACCCCATTGGGATGAGCCTAACGTGCTGGGTCACATCCGCTTTAATGACCGCACCGGCCCGAACGGTGAGAAGCTTCTGCATATCGAGGAACTACAGAGCGACTGGCATCAAAAGGGCCGCGAGAAGGGTTACGATATAGATCCCATTGAAAATGGTTCAGTGCTCTTAACAAAACCCTTCAAAAATGAAATAGATACAGGGTGGGCGAAGCCTTCAGATTCAGTTTTACGTTCTACAGGTGGAGAGGGATCGGCGGAGGTTTTTAGCTCTGAAGTGGAAGCTCGCGCTGCGGCGCGTAGATTCCTGGCTGAGGTGGAGGGTCGCCCAACATCATCAACGCGTGGGATGACTATTCCCGACGCCCCCTTCAAGAAGACATGGCCAGAGTTACTTTTTAAGCGCATGGTGCGCTACGCGGCAGAGAACGGCTACGACGGCATTTCTTGGACTCCCGGCAAGAAGCAAGCGGAACGCTATGACCTCAGCAAGCAGGTTTCTGAAATCACCTATAGAGGCAACGATCGTCTTATCGTCCGTGGAACCAACGGCTCAGTGATTCACAACGACATCGTGCCACCTGAAAAACTTCCCGACGTGATTGGCAAAGAGGCGGCACAAAAGCTGCTGGCCATGGAGCCGACGCACGGCTCCGACGATGGTTCGATTGGTGCCAAGTCGCGTCGACTCTATCCAGAAGACTTGAAGGTTGGCGGCGAGGGAATGACGGGCTTTTACGACAAGATTGTTCCCGACATGGCCAACAAGATCGGCAAACAGTTCGGCGCGAAGGTCGGCACCACAGAGATTCAAGTAGCAGCAGAGAAGGGGGCGGAGGCCGCTCACATCGTTCCGGCCACTCTCGGTGGGTTCAAGGTTGCCGATGCTGCCGACCATACCCTGGCCGGCCCCTTTGACACGCGCGCCGAGGCCGAGGATGAAGTTGACCGGATGAAGAAGAGTGGCCCGTTAGCCGTCCAATACCTGCCCGTGACCGACGAGATGCGCGGCCGCGTGATGAGCGAAGGCCAGCCGCTGTTTACCAAGTCAGCGAAAGGCCCCGGACGCGCTGACGAGGATGATGCGGCCAGAATGGCGCGCGAGGGCCTGCCGCTCAAGGAAGAGCGCCCCAAGCCCCGCGAGACAACCGCGACCACCGGCAACCACGACATCGACAAAGGCATCGACGAAACGATTGACGAGCTGGGCAAGCTGCCGAAGCGCAAGATGAGCGCCAGCGAACACATGGATCAGGCCGTCGATGCAGCCACAAAGGGAGTCACAGAAAAGACAGAGGCCGTCAAGGGCGCATTTGCTGGCGTGAAGGGCGCGGCGGCTGGCGCGTGGTCAACCTGGTGTACCCCTCCGGCATGGTCAGACTATCGGCAATCTCTCAGCGATCTGCGTTCAGCCGAATTTAAGGCCGCGCGCCAGGTCGACGTCTACCAGAAGACGCTTGTGAAGGTGGCTCCCAGCGAGCGCGAACGGAATGCAATCACGATCTATGGCGAGGCCGAAAGCGCCGCTCAACTGAAACACTGGCAGATGGCGGCCCGCGCCATCCCGAACATTCCCAAAGAAGCCGTGCGCGCCTTTGACGATGCCTTGAAGCTGACGCCAGAGCAAAAATCCGTGGCCGAGGCTCACCGGGATTACTACAGCCAGCAGTTGAAGATTCTGACGGACGCAGGTCTTCTGCCGACGGGCGCAAGCAACTACACGATGCACATGTTTGCCAGTGACCCCGAAACTCTATCGAGGCTGAACTCGGTCACCAACTTGAACGAGTTGTCGCCAAATCCCAGCTTTCTGAATAAGCGCGTCTATCCGAGCTTTTTCGAGGCCATCAAGAATGGCGAGAAGCCGACGACGCTCGACGCCGGAAAGATCCTCAGCGCTTACCATGATGCGTTCACTAAGACCTTCATGACGCGCAGCTTTATCCGCAGCCTGATTTATGGCAACGCCAAGGACGGGCGGCCACTGGCCATTCTGGAGAGCCGGGCCGGTACGACAGTGCTCGACAAGAAAGGAACCAGCGGCGCGCGCATCCTCAAGCAACCCAAGCGTCCGGAGGACATGAGTGACTATGTTCGCGACCCCGCCGGCCAGATGAAGAACTTCACCTGGGAGTTGACCGACGAAGACCGCGAGATGCTGGCCCCCGGCTACAGCCAGATGCCGAAGGATGAACAGTCCAAGCTCTTCGGACCAGACGATCCGCGCTTCCCAGTTCCAGCCGGTAAGGTGCTGGCGCTGCGCGGTGACATCCTCCTTCATCCGGAAGTGGCAAAGCAGGTTCACGATCTGGTGACGAAGAGTTGGTTTAAGACGAAACCCGGAAAGACCTGGGGCGCGATGACCGGCCCGGAGCGGGTTGAGGAGGGAGCACGCCTCGGGCTCAACGCCATCGGCACAGCAGGAGCCACAGCAAAGGGCGTGATTCTCTACGGCAGCGGATTCCATCAGGTCCAGTTGAGTGTTCACTCGATGGAACACCTAGTGAACCCGTTCAGGCTACCCAGCATGGACGAGCAAGCGAACAACCCAATCGTGCTGGAGGGTGTGGCCCACGGCCTGAATCTTCTGAACATCGACACGACAGGCGTTCTGAGTACTCTGCCCGGCATGGGAACGTATCACCGCTACCTTTTCCGTGACTATATCCCGCGGCTGAAAGCGGAGATGTACAAGCAGGCCTTCGCAAGGAACATGGAGCGTTTCGGAGGGGCCAAGGACGGCAAGGCTGCAACCATGACCCGTGACGAGATTCACTTGCTGACCGCGCAACAGGCAAACGCCGCGTTTGGCGGACTCGACCCCGCGTTCTTTGAGCAGTTGAACCGGATGAACAATAAGACCTATCAGGCGATCGAGCATCTACTGCTTTTCAGCCCAGACTTTACAAAGGCTCGCATTCAGTTTGCGGCTCAGGGTATTGGAGAGATTCCACGTCTGGCGGCCCGTGTCGCGGCCAAGCCATTCAAGAGCACACAGACACCCCCACCACTCCACACCGAACAGCTTGCGGCGCTTCTGCGCGGAGCGCTGGTGATGTACGGCATCTGCCGGATCACGAACGCCGTCATCAACCGCGATCAGGGAGCGAAGGGCGCCCACTGGGATTGGCAAGACGCACTGGTTGTGGTGACTCCCAAGAGCTGGGGCGTCTTGGGTGACAAGCATATCGGCCTCCGGATGGTTCAGGGAGACATGATGGAGCTTATCAAGAACCCTGTAACCTGGGCATACAACCGCCTGAACCCCGCAACGCTGCGCCCGGCGATTGAGTTCTTGACCGGCCGCGACAACTTTGGCCGTCAGGAAAGCAAGATGAACTTCGCCAAAAATTACCTGAAACAGATGGCTCCCATCCAAGTGCAAAAGCTCTTCACCACTTCTGACGAGGGCTGGGTCGATTCCCTCTTTACGAGCGCCGGTCTTCAGCTTGGAAATTATCGTTCGCCACTCGAGCAGGAAGCGCACGAGCTGCGGCTGAGCGATATTCCTGATCGTCCCGGAACCGAAGAGAAGATGGACGAAGCCCGCGCCAATGTCCAGGAGGTCAAGAAACTGCGGGACGCTGGTGCGATTGGAGACAACCCGAGCGCATGGCCAGAGCCAGCGCAGAAGATGGTGGACGACATCCGCGACAAGGTCGCCAATGGAAAGATGAGTTCGCGTGCTGCCTCAACAATCATTCTCCGGGCCGGAATGACCGAGTTTCAGTACGACGTTTTACACCTCAGCATGGATGACGCGATGTCGATCTGGAACAAGGCTGGCGCGGGAGAGCGGGCGGAACTGAAGGACGTAATCACAGAGAAAGCCTCACGCTCACTCGAAGCCACTGCCAAGGACAAGGGAATCGACGCCACGAACGAACTGGAAGCGCGGCTTAAAGACAAGGGAATCACGGTTGGCCCACAATAGCTTTGATAGGATGGACAGTAGTTGCACCGCCCGGAGTGCCCGCAATGCCCAGTAAGACCACTCAGAAAAGGGGGATCAGTAGCCCGACCACCGACGAGAAGCGATTCATTCGCTTCTACGTGAAAGAGGGCGCGGTCGAGGAAAAGATTGCATATGCTGAGCGCCGGGCAAAGCTGAAGGTGGGAACAGCAAAAAGATTTCTGGCTAAGAAGCGGGTGCAGAGCGAGATCAAGCGCCAGATGCAGCCAGTCTGGGATGAGCAGCGCCGCCAGGAGCTGGTGGGTGATGCGGTTCTTCAGGTCACGGCGAAGATCGAGCAGGACGCCCGCAAGGCCGAAGAAGAAAAGAAGGCCGCGCAGAATGAGCTGGCCGCCGTGGTCAGCGCTCCGCTGCAACGGATTGACGAGACGGTTCTCGAAGATCAGTTGATGCGCATGGCAGTCGGACTCGATCAAAATATACATCCACAACAAAAGCTGGCCGCCATCCAAGCCGCATTTGTCATCAAGGGTATTCTCGAGCAGGGCAACACCCGCCGCGTCGCCCCCGGAGACAACGACAGCACAGCCAGCAAGGGAGCAGGAATATATACAGCCGTCTTTGCCCGGCTACGCGCCGAGAAGCCCGCCGATGAACCCATTGAAAGGCCAGCCGATAACAACCAAGTTTTTGACTTGGTCCCAGAGAAGAACCCTGACGCTTCAAAGTCAGTAGTCCTGTCAGCAATTGGCGAGTCAATTGATACGCCGATCTCCGCATCGCTTGTTAAGAGAACGCCTCAAAGCAAAGTCATCACGGTGGACCTGGGATGAGCGCTAACCCTATTTCAATTCCGTCCATGGGCAAGTGGTTTCCGCCTTTTGAATTTCCTCCAGAGGGCGTAGAGCCAGCCTGGTGGCCCGCCAATGCTGGGCAGCAGGCATTTCTTAATTCACGCGCTGAATTGCTGATGGGCGGAGGTGCTTCAGGTGGCGGAAAAACCATCGTTCTTGCTGCTGATGCCGTTCAGGAGTACAAAAACCCTCGTCTGCGTGCTCTGCTGATTCGCCGTTCCTTTCAGGAGATGCAGCAACTAGAAGACGTTCAGCAGAAGATGTACGAGCCGAAGCCTTATTGTGGTCGATGGGTCAGCCGGTTCAGGCACTGGCTATTTCCGAGCGGAGCCACGATCCGACCCGGCTATCTGGCCAAAGACAAGGATCTGGATCGCTACCAGGGAAACCCATATAGTTGGCTCGGAATTGACGAGACCGGCCAGCACCCGGAACACCGAATCAAATTCATGATCGGCTGGCTGGCGGCCCCAATAGACTCTGGACTATTTGTTCGCGGCCGCTTCACGAGCAACCCTGGCGGCATCGGCCATGGCTGGCAGATGAAAGTCTTTCTGCGCAATCGCTGCCCAATTCACAGCCCCGCAACCTACGCCGACGACCGCCCCTACGAGACTAGCGTTTACCCTGGACGCATCTACCGCGGAGCGTGCTGGACGGACGACTCTCCGGTCTACAAGACCACATCCTTCATTCCGTTTTTCCTCGCCGACAATCCCTTCTATGGCCGCGAGAAGCTGACCGGCCTGATGAGCCAGTCGAAAGCCCTGCAGCAGCAGCTCCTGTACGGGTGCTGGTGCAATGCCGCAGGCCTGTACTTCGACTTTATGCGCCCGGACGACGTTGTCCCTTATGCCTCAATCGGCGACTCCTGGTGGTGGCAGCACTACATGGCCATCGACTATGGCTACGGAAACTCGGCGGCCGCCGCCGGCCTGTACGCCGTGGCTCCGAATGGCCGGGTGTTCAAGACGCGCGAGCGCATCGAGCGCAAGATGTCAGCGAAAAACTACGCGTTAGGAATTTGCGAAAAGGGCTTTGGTTCAACCGATTTTCCCTTTCAGGGCCCCCAGCAATCTTGGCTGAAGAAACTAAAAGCTCGTGACCCCGAGCCACCGCGCATAGCGTTTTGTGTGATGGACGAAGCAATGGATCAACATCACGGCGCGGGTAAAAGCGTTTACGCTGTGATCTCTGAAATAATGAATGCTCATGGCGTAGCAACAATGAAATGGGCACATGATCCAGCCGGCAATGCCCAAGTGCTCTACAATGGTCTTTCCAGTAATGCTTTGACGTTGACCAGAGCTTCTTCCGATTTACCATTGACCTACCGTGCAATCAGCAGCCGAATTGTGGACGAGCGTAAGGCTGTAAAGAAGATTCACGGCGCATGGGAGGACGACAGCTACGATGAAACATCTGGAGGATGGAACACGTGGAAGCTGAATAGCGAGATGCCGGCGCGGACCGCGCTACAGCAGGAAATAGACGAAAAGCGCAAAGAGGGCGTGGACGAAACAACTTTGGCCAGAATAGCCTGGAACCGTGAACAGGCCATCCTGGCGGATGAGCGGAAGAAAGGGAAGGGCATCAGGTTAGGTCGGGACTTGAACACTCCCGGCAAGAGGTAACTTATCCCGATCAGAGAGACAGCGATTATAACCCGCTACAAATGACTCTGAAACGATTTTCGCAACACTTTGTTCCGACACTTTTCCTGAGTTGCATTGATCGATAAGCCGATCAACTTCTTTTTTGATGATTTTCATTTGCGCGTTCACGGCTTCATTTAGACCTTGAATCTCCATGATCAACTCTCCTTTGAGGCCTATGCTTTCGTTTGCACATAATACGAACATGCTCTAAAAGTTCACTTGTTATGTATGGCTCAACCATGCAGCTGTCAGCAAAATGATCTTCCGGTATTTCTCCAGGTTTGCAGATAATTATTGAACGTGACCGTGGTGCCAACGGGTTAATGAGTCGCACCAGATCATCTCCTGTTGATCCGTCAAGTTTTTGACTGGCTATCAGCACACGAAAATCATGTGTTTGCGCAAACAGAAGCGCCTTGGCTGACGAGTCACACGCTTCTACCTTGTAGCCGTTGGTGGAGAGCATAAAAGATAAAATGGAAAGCTGCTGTGCGTCTGAAGAGACGCACAGCAGAACCTTTTTCGGTCTCAATTTGTTTCTCCCGGTGGTTAGCTGATGATAGGTAGGGCGTCCAACTGCTCGACCTCAGAGGTGTGTAATCTGTTCTTCAGCCAGGCTGCAATGGCATTGATGGCCGCAATCTTCCACGCACCACCATCAGCTTCGAAAAGGGCAAAACCTCCGCCGTTCTTGACTCGGAAGATAAAGTCACTTGCCGGCTGGTCAAGTTCACGGAAGGTGCGGAACGGCTTCAGACTGAGGCGCGCCTTGACTTCAACTTGCTCCCTGAACGCAACGCCCTTCTGCGCTGTTACTTCCTGACTCACTCCAGTGTCTGCAAGTTTTACCGACTCCTTTAGATCGATATGACTGGCAAGATCAAGAAGCTTCTTGAGGTCTTCGGAGTCCTGGAAGTGCGACTGAAGGCCAATGATAAAGTCTTCCTGCGCTCCCCAGGCATTGAAATAACGAAAGACCGTAATGCCTTCCGTGGGCTTGGCGACAAGCGCTGCAATTCGATCTCCGTATGTATCTGCCTCGCGCTTGGCAAGCCTAACTTCTTCATGGTCCACAATATGGACCACAAAATCTTTTGCGTCAAAGCTATCGATCCCTGCTTCGAGCATGTTTACAAATCCATCCAGCGTGCCGACACTAAAGGCCTCGGCAACTGGAGGTTTAACAAGCGAAAGATGCTTGTCTGTGTAAGTACGCCCATCAATTGGGTGCTCTGTGGCTGCTCCCAAGTCTACAATCTTTTGAATTGTCTGTGCATCCATTACAAACTCTCATTCTGTCTGTAGATACAGACGGTTGTTGGTGCGATGTCAAACGAGTTAATTGACTTTGGAAGCATCTTCGACGGACTCAGCTTCACCGTTGCCGTCAAACATCCCCATCTGGCGGTGATCTTGAGTGAAGGCTTCAATGGTCGGTCCATTCTTCAGAAGATAGAACGACCCATCGACTCCCTGGTGGCTGGAGAGCTTGGTATCGACCTTCACCGTCGCGGTTCCACCGGAACGGTCAAGGGACGGAGCAAACTCAAACGACAGGATAATCTTTCGCTTTTTGCCCGCACTGGTATTTGGGTCTTTGATGTTATTGTTGACCTGCGCGAGAGCGGACTGAAAAAGTTCCATTGCAGCTCCTCGGCAAATTGTGACAAGATCAGCTCGTGGAAAATCAGACATTGTGACGCCTCATTTCTTTGGTTGACAAACGAGAAGATACGCGGCCCCCATAAGCGCCGTTCCGAAATACAACTGCGGACCCTGCGCCCTTGGTTCGAGCGCATACAAGCCACAGATCATAAGCAGAAACGACGCCAAGAGCCGTAAGAACCGCACTGAACTACCCCCGGTAGATAGCTGGGATGTTGGATGGAGCCGCCTGTTTTGGCTCGGGAATGTCACTGACAAGCACTTCCGTGGTGAGTAGCAACGCACCGATGGAAGCGGACTTTTCCAGCGCAATAAGAGCAACCTTGGCAGGATCAACGACGCCCGCCTCGTACATATCTCCGAAAGTTCCGTGGGCTGCATCATAGCCGTGTGAATCAGGTTGGCGCAAGATGGCACTTACGATCTCCGCTGCATCTTTTCGCCCAGCATTTCGGACGATCTGAGTTGCAGGTTCGCGGATTGCGTTCAGGAGTATCTGCGCGCCCTGGCGAGTGCCGTTTTCAGTGAATTTCTCAAATAATGGAGAGTTGTGTTTTGACGCGCGTAACAGCGCCACGCCGCCGCCCGGCACGACACCGGCCTCAAGCGCACCACGGCAAGCATGAACCGCATCCTCGGCACGGGCCTTCTTCTCGATCATGGCGGGCTCAGAGTATGCCCCCACGCGCAGCACGGCCACACCGCCGGTCAACCGGGCAATGCGATGGTCAAGCTGCTCCTTTTCGTAGGGATTCGTCGCGTCCGTCGACTGTTGAATCAACTGGCGAATGCGCTCAGTTTTCTTTTCTTCGTCAAAACCACCCTCAACCAGCACGGTTCGCGTCGGAGAGATGATGGCCTGCTTGCAACTTCCAAGATCATCAAGCGTAAAGCTGGAGAGCTGGTCGTCAACGCGCGTCGAAGTCTGCGAGTGGACACGCTTGGCTCCGATCGCAATCTGAAGGTCAAGCAGCGCGGCCGTGCGCGATTCTCCATAGCCCGGCAGTTTCACAAAGCACCCGCCAGGGATAGTTCCACCGGCAACCTGGGCAGCGAAGAGATTCAGGGCGTCACCCGTCAAATCCTCGGCCACAATCAGCAGAGGCCTCCGGGCTATGATGCACGCCTGAAGAATCTTGAAAATGTGATCGCCTGCGATATTCTGCCCGCCGACGATAACGCGCTCGGAAAGAAGGATGTACGGGTTGTCCAGCACGCACCGCTGGCTGGTGAGGTCGTTCACAAAAAACTGATTCGCCCCGTTCGCGCCCCGCCATCCCCGCTCGAAGTAGAATCCCTCGAGGTATTCGACGGTGGTTGTGTGGTCACGGCTTTCGTTCAGCTCCACCACGCCACGTTCACCGACCTTCAGCGTAGCCTCGGCGATCAGTGAACCTAGCTCCACGTCCCCGTGGGTGGAGATGATGGCAACCTGCTTGACCAGCTCCGGCGTGGCTTTGATGGCTAACCTTTTGATGGTCGCAGCGCAAACGTCCGCCGCCACCTGGATACCGTCAGCCAGCAGTAGCGGCTCAGCCCCGGCGGAAACCAGCTTCATGCCCTCGGTGACGATTGCCTGAAGGATTACAGAGGCGGTGGTTGTACCGTCCCCGGCCTCAGTCACCGCAGCGTCGGCAACCTCACGCGCATAGGCCGCGCCCATGTTCTCAAACGGGTCGGGAAGGTCTGATACTTCCTTCGCCACGGTTACGCCGTCGCGGGTGGCCAGGGGCTGCCCTGGACGGTCCAACATAACGTTGCGCCCACGTGGGCCGAGAGTGACCTTCACGGGGTCAACAACAGAATCGACGCCGCGCAAGAGTGCCGCGCGCGCCTTGTCTCCAGAAAGTGTTTGTTTGGACATACATGCCTTTCAAATTTAATTTGTTTGGTGCTGACGACAACGCTACCTCTTCTGCGGCGTGGGCGCTTTGGGCCGGGCAACACATTCCGGGTCACCCTGGGCGCTCATGCTGATCTGATACTCAACTCCGCAGATCTCCTGCAGCTCCTGAACGATCAGAGAGAAGGCATTTCCCAGCGCCTGCGACTTTTGCAACTCCGCAGATCCGTAAAAATCCCTGTACACCTTTGAGTGCTCAAGTTCGAGCTGGGCATCGGCCGCTGCAGCCTTAGCCTTCAGGAGGCGGTACTTGAGCGCATCCGGCACAACAGGTGCCGCAGTTTTTTCGCTTGGCGGCAAAGCTGGCTTAACAACTCCGGCGGGATGGCTGGGTTTTTCTGTGGCCGGTGCTACAAGCGCATGTTTGACGTTGGTCTGAATCTGAGCGCTGGCCATTGCCGTGCCGAGAACCAGAAGTGCAACAAGTGAGATGTGCTTCATGTTTTTCTCCTGTGATTGAGGTGGTCAATGAATTGCGCGGCAGGCGGACATGATGACTCTGTACCCCGCATCGTGTTGACGGCGACCTCGATATTTTGAGCAGCCGCGCAAACTTGGTTACTGAATTGCGCGGGTCCGTAGTCCTTAATCGTCCACAGAACCCGCCGAAGCGTCCAGACTTTACAGAACGGTTGCCCGCGCAAACTTAATTACATGAGCGCCATTGGAAGCGGAACTTTCGGAGGTCCGATCGGCCTACGCCCATGGATCTCTTCATCGCGCATCGAAAGAAACTTCTCACCGTCGACTTCGATTTCAGATCCAGCAAAGTCACCAAAGCAAACATGGTCACCCGGTTCAATATCCACCGGATCAATCTGCCACGTCAGCCGGTTGCGCAGCCCAGGCCCGACAGCCACGACGATACCCTCGTCAAGCTGTTTTTGCATTGATCCCGGAACAATGACCTCGCCCGGCTTTGGCGCCGGACGTTCCAACCGGCGGACGACTACTCTGTCACCGCGCGGCTCATAGTTGATGGTACTCTTCAATGTTTCCTCCTTACCTTCTTGGCAGTTAAGCCTGTCTTTTCAGCGATCAAATCATAATGCAGTCCGCTGAGTTGCCGAAGATCAGCGAACCCAAAGCAGCCGCATCTGAAGCATATTACGTTCTGCTTCACAAAATACCCCTGGTCTTTGGTGGCGCGCCCCCAAACCCACTTATGATTTCCGAGCAGGCATTGAGTTATATTCCATATTTTCAGAAGAGTTTTCACCTACAGAATCTCCAGACCGTCATCAACCAACGGGAAGCTTCCTTCAGGCAGCCGCTCGTCGTCAAGCAACTGCACAATCACAGCCCAAGAAGGACTTTCGACGCACTGCTGACAATATATCGCGTCAGCCGAGCAATGTAATCCACAGGCTCTGAGCGGTTCAAGAGGCTTGACCTCGTCACAAACTAGCAGCACGCCGTCCCCCAATATCCAGTTTCCCCTTGAAGGTGCGTGCGGCAGCAGCCAGGCAATGCGGCGCCGAGCAGTAGCCGGTCACCTCATCAATCACACATGGCTCGCCGTCGCTCAGGTTGCCAAGGTCCGACTCGGGCCGGTGGCAGTGCTGGCAGACTCTCTCACCCCCACGCGCTCCCTTGCGCTTCTGGACCCAAGTGTAAGCCATCTCTGCGAAGGTTACCTGCACACGCTCAGGCTCCGGCGCAGCAGCCACACGCCCAACCTGCGGGACGGTGAACAGCGACATTTGCTCG